GTCATCTCCTCGTCTTGACCGAACCAAGTATTGCGCTCTTGCCACGCAACTGCCCTTGGGTCAGGACGAGCCACTGGGACTTCTGGACTACTTTGTACCTCATCTGGGTCGTATTGTAAAGAGGGCACGTAATCTTTTGCCTTTTGCAACTTAATTTGGGCAAAATTAAGTTTTTCTTGCGCATCTAGCAACTTATCTGTGTCCCCAGCATCGTAAGCTTCTCTGTAAGCCTTTTTAGCGGCGTCTACTTCTAGCTCGACTGCTGACTGATAAGTCTGGAGGTAAGTCTTCTCCCCCTCAGAAAGTTTACCTTTAAGGCTACGGTTTTCCTCAAGTAGTCTTTTTGCTAACTCTTCTGCCGCCTGCCGCTCACGTAACGCCGCGTCCTTCTCTCGGCGCTCGTCGTGGTATACCTTCTTCATCTGCTTCAGACGGACTTTTACCTTCTCGGAATAGTCCTCCAGATCATCCTGATCAAGCTCCTCGACGATCTGTTTAGGCAACGGTTCCCGACCACGGTCTTCTTCAGGGGTATCGTCTTCTATTTCAAATTCGATATCATCCAACTTAGACTCGGCGGGTTTGGCCTTCTCTTCCTTCTCGTCGGGAAACTGAAATTCTTGTTGCTCCATAATTGTTCTCTCCTTTATGCGCGACGAATGCCGCGTGGGTCTTGCACAACTGCTTCCACCGTATCGTCATTGATAAGACGGAACTCTTTACCGTGGATCTTTAGGCGGGTGCCGCTATTTGGACGGGCTAATACAAAGTCACCTTCTTTGCACCACGGCCCACTTGGGAACCGTTTCTCGTCCTTATAGCAATCCGGTCCTACCTTTACGACAAAGAACACAGTTGCCAACACTTCTTCAAACTGCTTGGTTTGATCCGCCTTAAGAAGTCCGCTATCAAACGCTTCCTCAATCTCCGGTAGTGCTACCAATATGTGGTATCCGGCAGGCTCAGGAAGCTGTTTAGCTTTCTCTTCTTCAGTCTGTGGTACTTCACCGCTTTCTGTAGCGATTAGTATTTCACTCATCGTCGTGACGCTCCATTTGGTCTGCAAGGTCTAAGATAAAGCCTTCTGCGATGGATAGACCCCGAATCTCCCCGCATATTGCGCGATACTCTGCGTAATCTTTCATTGTGCCCTCGCTTACGGCATGAGCAAGCTGGGCTTGTTTCTCGTTAATACGTTCTTTGACGATTGCCAGTGTCTTGTCCACTGATTACTCCTTTAATCTGTGAATTATGGGCGTCCAACTTCTCTACGATCTTTAACCGCCTGCATACCAAGCCGAACTCCTTCGGCCTCCATCTTGGATTCAAGCTCCTGTTGCGCATGAGTAGTTTTAGCGGCTACCTGTAAACCCGCGACTAACTGCTGTGCATTGATACGCTCGCGCTCCAACTCCAATCTCTGGGTGTCAATAGCGGCATCGATCTGTAATTTCTGCTCCTTGATGCCGACCTCGCGCTCTTTGAGTTCGAGTTCTTTCTGTTGCATCTGAACAATCGGATCTTGTGCAGCTTGCTGTGCCTGCTGTTGTGCAGCCTCGGCTTGATCCTTCTGTAGCAACTTGTCGGCTGCCATCGCCATCATGCGGCTAATTTCAACCTCCATCTCTTCTGGGATGGTGTCACCATCTTCGTAGTTAGGAATATCGAGAGGTACGCCCAATTGCTCTTCGATCTGTTTGCGATACTCGAACGCAACGTGCTCGGCGATATGTGCTTGCATTGCAGCCATAATTGCGTTTGCTTGTGGGTTTTGCCCAACGATCTGCCCAATCTTTGGATCTTGCATAGCTGCCATGTGCACACGGATATGGGCTTCATGGTCCTGATACAAGAACGCCTTGACCGGCTTCATGTTCAGAACTGCCATGTTCTCCGACACTGGATCTTTTGGTTTCTGATCTTCCGAAGCGGGTACAAGCTTGTGGATGTTCTTGATACCCAACACTTCAAGCATCTGCTTGTTCAGCTCGACCATGTCGTAGATCTGTGGGTTCTGCTGTGCCATCTGCATGACCGCCTGATACTGCACAACCTTTTGACTCATGGTTGCGGCGTTCGGATCTGACACCGGGATCACGTCCACCATCTCGTAGTCTTGCTGACGTGCGCGACGACTACCTTCAACTGGCTCGTAGCTGTACTCGGTCGGAGCATAGGCCGCGATGATGTTCTTCAGAAGTTTGAACTCCTGCTTCATCGCAAAGTGGATGCGAGCCTGAACAGCCGACATCACTTTTAGTTGACGCTCCAGCAGTGCTAGTGTCGTTCCAACAGGGGCTTGCGCCGACATGTCAGAGACTTTGAGGTCAGCCGCCGCCGCAAAGCGACGACCTTCATCCACGATCTGGTCCATCAACTGCTTCAAGACCAGCGATGGCTCCTTGTATGGGAGCATCATAATGTTGTCGCGTATGGTGCCCGACGCCACATCCACATCACGGAACTCGCCCGGAGCGATAGGTGTATCGTCTCCTTTAGTGCGCATGCCTTTGGTTTTGAGACCGCCCGGCAAGTTAGACAGCGTGCCCGAGTCAACCAACTGACGCAGGATAGAAGTGCCGCTCTTTGCGTACGCCCCGATCAGGTGGATCAGGCCAAAGTAGTAGAAGCCAAAGCCGGGGATATAGCCGTAGTGGACGAAGTGAGTGCGCTTCTGTTTAGTCTCGTCATCTGGCTCGTAGTTGCGGCGAATAGCTAAGACCGTATTGGTACCCTTCTCGACGGTGACGATGTAAGGTAGTGCTACACCATCCTCGCTCTCATACCCCGGCAGATCTAAGTCAACCTGCATCTCAAGCAGCTTGTAGCGGTCGTCAGTTGTAGCGCGGAAGCCCATCTTCTCCGCGATCTTCTTCTCGACATCGTCCAGTGTATTAGTGGGGGTGCCAAGCTCAACGTCACGGTAGAAACCTGCAACTTGCAGTTTCTTCAGTTCGTTCTCAGTCTTACGCATCACGTGAGTTACGCGTGGGGCGGTCTGCAAATTACTTGCGCCATATGGCACCACCACATCTTCAGCCGGGACGAAGATAGAAACCTGACGCTCTAGCGACGGGTCGTAGTACACCTTCTTAAACGCATTACCTGATAGCCCCAAGCCCCACAGCATGCGCTCATGCTCGCTGCGATACTCGGTCATGACTTCGGTAAGCTGGTAGTTCATGTCATTCTGAACTCTCTCGGCAGCTTCCTTATTCTTAGTGGTCTCCTTTCCAATGATCTGCGTCTTAACCGGACCACTCGCCGGGAATGTCGCCATGATTGTCTCGGATTGGAACTTAACCAGAGCTTCAGATAAAAGGGGATGGTAAACACCGCAAGCTCCTTCCCACGGTTCACTGCGTTCTTCGAGCTTCATACCCAGCAGCTCAAGGCCATCGACGTAGGTCTGCATCCAGTCTTTGCGGCTTGCGACATCATCTTCAAAGTCGCTGAGCAAATCTCCTGCTAATGTCTCCAACACATCTTCACTGAGTTCTTCCGCCAAGTTAGCGTTGAAGTCGTCATTCTCTTTCTTACCCGGCTCGATCTCAATCTCCAGCCCACCCATGCCAATAGTCACTGACTCGGGGTCCTCGATCTCAATCTCTATGAGCGGCTCATCCATTACGCCTGCGTCCATGTCGCCAAGTCCTAGCGGGGCGCGGTTTAGTGCTTTGTCTATTGCCATGATCTTTCCTTAGTAGTACGGCCTTTTACGCCTGAATTCCGGTAGCTCATCTGGCTCATCCAACACTGACCGGATGTAGCCACCTTTGCGGAACCGCATCAGCGCCAGCGATACGGAGTCCACGTAGTCATCATGATCCCCAGCGGGGAAGCTTGCCACTTCGTCGATTACTTCTTCAGCCCAATGTGTGTTGGGTGCCCACACCCGCCCTGACGCAAACAGGTCGGACACCGCATTTAGTCGGCTGATCTTATCGTTACCCCTTACCGGCGTGTACTCCTGTACAGGAATACCCATTGCTCTCATCTCGTAGATGAGCGGGGCACCGGTCGCCTTTTTCTCCACAATGATGGAGTCTGGGTCCCATTCTTTGCATTGCTCGATTGCTTTCTTCTTGAGTGAAGGAAACTCAAGACGGTCCCTGAAAGCATTGAGGAGGATGATATTAGCTTGAATAACACCGGCATCGTCCTCCTGATAAAAGACGCCCCACGTGGTACAGGCTGAATAGTCCGAGCGGTTGGTCTTCTCGAACGCGGTATCCCAACTCTGTAGGACAAACTCACAGTGCGGAGGTGTGTCGTCCTCCCAAATCTGCCACCAGTCCCGTTTCACTATCGCAGATGTCTCAGATGTCGGGTTCTGCTGGTACTGAGCCATCCATTTGGCGTTCGGAAGTTCAGCTCTTAGCGCCTGTAGCTCTTTTTTAGACCAAAACTGAGGCCAAAGCGGCTCTCCCGAGTCAAATAACGCCGGAAACTCGATCACTTCCCAGTCTTCACCACCTCTCTGGGCTGCGGACTTCAATACTTGACCCGTTAAGTCCTTCTTTGACCATCGAGTCATCACAATCACGATAGATCCGCCCGGCTGGAGACGCTGACGAGGGCCAGATGTGTACCACTCGTACGTTTTATCGTAAATCTCGGGGTTTACCTCAGCCAGAGCGGCTTCCTGTTCACTGTGCGGGTCGTCAATGATGAGCAAATCAGCGCCTTTACCGGTAACAGCACCACCGACGCCAATAGCAAAGTAATCACCAGCGTAATTTGTAGCCCAACGACCAGCGGCTTTCGAGTCTGCTTGTAGCGCAACATCTGGAAACAAGTCCTTATAACGGTCAGAGTCCACTAAGTTACGTACTTTTCGACCAAACCCCACCGCCAATTCAGCGGTGTGTGAGGTCTGGATCACCTTCTTGGAAGGAAACTTGCCCAAAAACCAGCTCGGCAACAGATATGAGGCGAATTCTGACTTCGTATGCCGTGGTGGCATGTTGATAATGAGCCGTTTGGTCTTTCCCTCAACCACCCGCTCAAACGCTCGCGCCATTTTCTCGTGGTGCCTGCCATGAATGAAGTTGGGCCAGACATACTTGACGTACTCCATGAAGTTATTCTTAGCAACTTCTTGTGCTTTGGCACGCCTAGCCTCGGCAATTAGGGTACCTACCTTCTGTTGAACAGCCGGTGGTAATGTTGGCAATATAGCTTGCGCCCTACGAAGTAGTTCCGGGTCCATCCGAGGGGTCCTCTTCGTTTGACAACTCAGCATCTACGTCAATATCACCAATACTCTTAGGCACTTCTTCAAACGCGACCTCTTCAACACCTCCAGCGTACAGCTCCAAGGTCTTCACGAGATCTGTCTCAATATCTTTTACGGTGCGGTGCGTGATGCTTATATCAATTCGCTCAGAGAATAACCCAACTCCGGCAATCCGCCCTAAGTTTTCCAGTGCCTTCATGCGCTGGCGAGGGTCGGGATCAGCAGACTCAACAATCAACTTGTTGGTCACGTAATTACGAAGCCGACGCGAAACGTCTAGTACTTCTTGATCCCACTCGTTCAGGATTGCTTCTAGGTTCAGGATGGTGCCCGGCGTCAACTGCTTTGCCGGAGGAAGTTTTTTGTTGGAGAAGATGCGGTGAGATTCCGCCTTGTCTTCGGGGGTGATGTCTACCTGCGCTCCTAGACCTATTAGATCTTGCACCGTTTCAAAAAGTGCATGGGCCTTCTGACGAAAATCGTCAATTTCCTCCGGTGTCGTATCGAAGGGAAGTGGGATACCCACTTCAGGCGTAGCAAGTATAGGCATGTGTTCCGTAGCTGTTTGAGGCTCAGATGTCCGCGAAGATAAACAGCTTGTACAAACTTGTCAATATATATCCCCCGGGGGGTTGTAGGGGACCCAAAAAGGCAAGGGGGGTACTTTGCCATTTTGACATTTAATTTAGTCCGGCAGATTTTAGAGGGGGTGGGGGTCGCCTCGCCTATCCTTGACGCCTTGTTGTTAACTTAACAAGTTACGACCCCCTTGGTTAGTGTAACCCTTTTGGGATTTTGTGATCGGGTGCGCAAATTACTAAGGCAAGGCACGCGATGGTACCAAGCGCCAACAGCGGGGGATGGGGGTACGGTGGGGTTGTCGAAACGGCATTTATTAACACCTGTTAACTTGTTCTGAATAAAATGCTTTGAATTCTAGGACTATTTGGTATTCTATAAGTGCAGTACGAAGTAACTCAAACCTAATTAACTGAATGGAGCTAACTATGAACTACCAAGCGATGACAAAAGCGGTTACCGAAGCGATTAAGGGTGAGATTAACACTGTTAATAAATGGAAAACCGCAGGTGCGCAGGTGCGCGAATTCTTTGGAACCGAATCGGCGCTGAATGAAGTGAAGGCTCAATTTATTGCAGATGCAATTATTCCTGCAATGGACAAGAAGCATGCGGCTGCACTCAATACCGAATTACCGCGCAAGGGCAGCAAAGAGTACAACGCGCTGAATACCGAGAACAAGGCGCTGTGGGATGCGATGAATCAGGCCAAAAAAGATGCTCGGTCTACTGCGCACACGATGTTTTCACGTGTGATTGGCTATGCTTTCCCGAAGGAAAAAACCGAATCCGAGCCTAAATCGCTCGAAACAAAACTTGTCAATTTGATTAACGATGCAATTGGCAAAATTGAAAAGGCGGAAAATGCCGAGTTTGATGCGGTCAACGCCCTTGTTCACCTACGTGCAACCCTTGCGATTATCAGCAAGTAATTTACCCCACTTGGCAACCCCGACCTCGGTCGGGGTTTTTTATTGCCTGTGATTTCCGATCCCTTTGATGATAGTAGCCCCTGATGATGATGCAGCAGCAGCCAAACTTATTAACAGATGTTAATGCAATATGTTGCAGAGGGCTTTGTTCCGCGTTGTTCCGCGTTGTTCCAGTCGCTGGAACAGGCAAAACCGTTGGTACGCCTACGTTTTGGGGGTTTTTTGTGTGTTTGTTCCATTGTTCCATATATATACCCCCCCTACCCAAACCTGAGGAACTAGTTTACAATGTAAACTATGATGGGTTTGTAAACCAACGCGGCCTTCGGCAGGTGGTGTAATGTGCGGAACACTGGAACAAAACCGACATTTATTCACATAACACATTGATCGCAAAGGACTTTTATGTGTATCCCAGACTGGAACAAAGCCGCCCCAAGCGGAACAGAACTCGGAACAAGCCCATTCTGCACCTTATGTGGCTCAGAAATTGACCCACCAAAACGTCGCCTGATAAGTTCTTTATGTAAGAAGTGTGGCGAGGTAGAAGCGCGGAAGGTGAAGCATTGTGTCGTGCCCCTGCACAAGTCGAACTACATCGTCGTGAGTGACAGGGATTTGTTAACAGGTGTTAATCAAAAGGGAGGGATAGTGAAATGAGAAGCAGGTTCGAGGTGCTCAGTTTGATTTGTTCCTACTTGGTCGCCGCACTAGCGGTGTTCGTCATATTCGTTTCGATAATGAGGAGTTTCTGATGGACAACTTAGACGTTGTTGGACTGATATGTTTCTGCGTGTTGATTGCGATGGCGGTTTCCGAATACTTGGGACTGCTGCAATGAAGTTGATCGACAGGAAAACAGGCAAGGAAGTGCAAGTCGGCGATAGCTTGATCCGCAAGAACTACAAGGGGTTCAAGCATCGGTACGAGGTGCTCGACATCAACAAGGACTCTGTGCATGTGCGAAAGCTCGGAGCCAACGATGCTTGGGTGTATTTGAACGTGCAGCCAGAAGCTCTGCAATTGACATGGGTGCTGGCCTGATAACAAGTTAACAGATGTTAATAGGAGGATGAGATGAAAACGAATGAACTGAGCGGGGATGCGCTGGACTGGGCGGTGGCTGAAGCGAGCGGAACCCCCATCTATCGCAGTGGAAAGACGCTGACCCGTATGGATATGGACGGGAACGCTTACTGGGAACCCTCAACCAACTGGGCACAGGGTGGGCCGATCATTGAGCAAGAGGGCATTTGCTTGGTATTGAATCAGCATAGGACATGGGATGCTCACAAGGACAACGTAAACTTTTTCGAAACCGGCACAACCCCACTCATTGCAGCGATGCGTTGCTATGTAGCAAGTAAGTTAGGCGACGAGGTTGAGATACCGGAGGAACTGAAATGAGTGACGCCGAGTGGGATGAGTACATTGACGTGCTGTATGAACGGTGGGTGGCTGAGCATGAAGCGTATGCGTTCGAGGATAACTACGAGCCGTTCGAGCAGTGCAAATTATACTTTCAAACTGTCAACCCAAAACAAGTTAACAGGAGTTAATAAATGAAGAAAATCTACTACGAGCAGTACAAAAACCTGCACGACTCGATCAAGCCGATACGTGGCAGGGCATGCGAAACCCGACCCATCGGTGAGCGGCGCAGGGATTGGGAGGTGATCGAGATGGACGGAGATGTTGTGGCTTGCGTCTTGTATCACACACAGGTGGTGCGTTACTACCCAGATGGCAGGATCGGGGTGCAGTGTGGTGGTTGGCAAACCCCATCCACTGCCGACTTCATCCACATCCACTCGCCGTGGCAATGCGTCAAGCGTAAGGGCAAGTTATGGGTGATCGTGCCCAGTGCAACGGAGCAGTACATGTTCTACCCCATACCGAGGGAGGGTGAATTGACATTCCAGCCAACAGAAAACGGGCGGTGGGAACCGACATCCGAGGTTGTCATCCAGAAACAAGTTGTCAACCGAGAGAAAGCGAAGGAAGCCCGTGCCCCATACCA